CCAGGAATTGTAGGTAGGAAGTTCCAAGCACCCAATGAAGCCACTTCACTTGCGGTGCTGCTGTATATAATTGTGATTTTGTACACACCGAGGATCTGCGAAGCAGGCCATGTAATGAGTATTTGATCACCTGCTGACGTAGTCACAGTTGAAGTCCCGATGAATTGGGACAAAGTAGTTCCTATGTTTTGCAATGCTTCAATTGTAGGCGTAGTCACGTTGATATTTTGCGCTGGTATTTGTGTAGAAATAGTATTGTAAGGAGTACTAATGCCACGGTCGTAAATATCGTTTCGGATGTTGTATCCCAACAGCGAAGCATAGAGGTTAGCCCGCGATAACCGAACACGATAAGAAACCCACAATTCACCGATATTATTAGTAACAGTAGTGTTAGAGGCGCCCGAGATAGGGATGCCCTCTGTCGCTAACTGAAACAGACCATAGTCTGTAAATGCTTTGTCACGGTTACTTGTACCCGTACGCACGTATTTCATTGCAGTAATGCCTTGGCTCGGAGCGCATTCGACCCCGTGTCGCATTGCTAGACTAGGTTTACTTGACTGAGAATACTGATAGTTTTCCATTTGTACGGAGTTGATAAATGGTAGAGCCATCGGATCGTAATCTGTAGCCATGATAACTTTACCTAACATGTTGCTAGTTCCGCCCGATTCACCACTCGTAGGTTTATACTGGTAGATAACACCTTCGAGTTTGTACATGGTGTAGTTCTGGGCCAATTGGCACAGGAAAGGAAATGTACCTTGTAACCCAGGGTTAATGGCATAAGCTGTATTTGTGAAAGTTGACTGCGCTTGCGTAGCTCCAACAGGAATAAAAGCTGTAGCAACTACGTTGCCAATGAATTCAGAGTGACTCATATAGACGTCTCCAGAGTCGTCTTCAGCACTTGGATTCACGTTCGCTATGGACATAGAGTCTCCACTACCACCATGTACCAAGTCGTTTGAGGAGATTTCGTCGTAAGCTCCCAAACCACCCATACGGTATGCCCCCATACCTAATGCTGTTCCAACATTTCTACCCATTGCTGCTCCCCCTGGACCACCCAAGGCTCCGCCCAAGAAGCCTAAGGCTTTTGCCCCATGCGCTTTTCCTAAAGATTTTATACCGTTCCACGCATCTCCGAAGAAACCCCCATCTCCGTAATAATCGTTTGCTAAACGTTGGGCTTTCTGTTCTTTTGTTGCTTGTCTCCATGTTGGACCGTATAGGAGAACTCGTGATTGATCTTCACCAGGTTTAGTTTTAGCTTGGTATTTGAATTGACCTTGTAATTTACGGCGAGGATAACGCCTTGAAGAACGTCGACGGTAAGGCATTGGATCGTACTGATGTACCTCTGATTGTATCTTAGGTTCTTTTTCTGGTAGATCTTCTACTATCCAACCTGAATCTGTAGCTTCAGCGTCTGCTTTACGTTTTATGGACATAAGTGAATTATGAGGTTTAGGTTTAGGTTTTTTTTTTAAAATAATTTTTATTGGATCTATGGATCTATCCGAATCTATGTTTTTTAGTATAGATGTCGTCTCCGATTCGTTTATATTCGACTCGTCTATACCGAGGAATTGCGTTAGCCCACAAGTTAGAACGTCTACGTCTAACTAGTCTACGTAACATGTTACGTCCCATAGCCAGCGCCATTCTGTCACGCACACCACGATTGCGTCGGTATGTGTCATATGGGAAACGTCCCTTATCCCTGCTTCTTTTCACATGGAACATCTTCTTCTTCTTCTGGACACAGGTTCTCAAGTTCAGATACTATAACACAATATTCTTCTAAGTTTTCTTCAAACTCCGCTGTATTGTCCACGTTCCGTTGGGCAATTCGGAGTTGAATAATTAGCTGAGTCAAAAGCGCAAGTCCACTAACAATTAATGAGGAGATACGAACATTATCCATAATATACTATCTTAGGTTTAGGTTAGTGGTACCGGTAGGTGCCTAAAAAGTTAGGTTCAGGTTTTCAGTCTGGAAAAAATATGAACAAAAAAAATAATCAGGTCCAAAAAAATTTTTTTTTGATCCAATATGGCGGCGGGTCTGATATTACCCCGCCCCTTGGATCTTGGATCTATTTTTTGAAAAAAAATATTTCGAGTGGGCGCACAGGCGCCCAGGAGTTTCTATATCTACGATTTTTTGAACAAAAAAATTGTGTACTAATATGGAGTCGCGTAGCCGCATCGGCGGCTAGGCGTGGTAAGCCCCCAGACGTCAAACCGCAGGTTTGGCGTAGCCAAATTTTCCCTTTTTAAGTACCGAGCCGGGCGCAGCCCGGCTATGTCACGCAAGGGAGGAGGAAAGCGGGGAGGCCATGGGTTCCGCGTGGGTTATGTCCCGTAGGGACGGCTGCCGGACGGGAGCGCGAAGCCGTGGGAACCCATGTGTGGATCTTGGATCTACACTAGGTACTTATGTATATGTGTGCGCAAACACGACACCACGTGGCGAAGTGTGCGCCAATCGGAAATTTTACGACACCACGTGGCGAACTGTGCGCCAATCGGAAGTTTACGACACCACGTGTTGTAAGTGTGCCCTAATCGGAAGTTTACGACATATTAGTATTTGTGTGCCCCTATGCGATACTTGCCTAATTAGGCAAGTACGCCCTAATGTGTAACGGTCCTGCTGCCTAGCACAGGATTTTATCTGCTGCCCAGCACTACTTTTTACCTCGTAAAAACAAGATGGCCAGCCAAGACCGTGGTGATGCGTGTGATGATAGCGAGCGTAGCATGGATGATTCTGTTGCTCACACGTCTGATGAGGAGTTTCTGAATGATGCGGTCATCGAGACCGACATGGGGATATACCAACGTGCACGTTCTTCGTCGCCAGAAGGAGCTCGTTCCCCTTCTCCAGCTCGAGCGGTGCAGCATGCGACCTTCCTTAAGATGAAGCCAAAGCGTATCATCGACGATTCCGATGAGGAAGGTCCATCAAAGTCAGCGCGTGACGAGATTGTTATGGCCCCACCCGTTGTTAATCCCCCTGTGCCGAAGGCCAGCAAGAAAGCTGCGAAGCAGGTTGTGCCGCCGCCCACGAAGAAGGCGCCTGTTTCTCAAGGTTCCCTTGCTCGTCATTGGACAATCACCCTCAACAACCCCCCTGAAGAATTCCTTGCGATGCCCGAGGCAGAGTTCAAGGAGAAGGTTGCTGCCCACTACGCGCAGAAGTTCGAAGATGCTGGCATCCCATGCCAGTTTGTCTGCGCTGGGAAGGAGTTTGCTCCCACCACGGGTACCCCCCATCTTCAGATGTTTATTAGTTTTACGGAGAAGCGACGTAAGAGTGCGTTGATTAAGGTGGAGAGTAAGATGTGTTATCTCGTTAGCAAGGGGACCCCGCGTGAGAATAAGGATTACTGCGAGGGTACTTGCGAGAAGAAAGGTAATGTCCCCAACCCTTTTTTTTCTGAGTTTGGGGAGATACCTAAGAGTGCTGGTGAGAAGGTGAAGGAAGATTGGAAGGAGATTTTAGGAATGGCTCGTAAGGGTGATTTAGAGGGTGTGATGGATCGTCAACCTCGTTTATTCCTTACGAATGCGAAGGCCATAGAGCATATTGCTACTACGTATAGTTTGAAGGCTAACCCTTTTGTGAACCCCAAGCACCATACGGGCATCTGGCTTTGGTCCAAAGCGTCTGGCGTCGGCAAGACAAGCGCGGTCCGCGACCAGTTCGAGGCCGCAGGCCTGTACCAAAAGATGCACGACCTTCAGTGGAACCAGTACAACGGCGAACCCGTAGCCCTGTTGGACGATTTCTCCCGGGAGGATGCCCGAGCCCTGAACGCCTCCCTGAAGCTTTGGTGCGATCATTTACCTTTTCATGGCCGAGTCTTATTTGGGACCCGCCCAGTGCACCTCCGCCACTTTATAGTGACCTCGAACTACAGTATCGAGGACCTGTTTGGGAACATGGGACCGGAGATATATGGGCCCATCAAGAACCGTTTCCAGGAGTTCAACTGGGACGACGGAGTGAGCTGGAAGGACCGGGACCATCCGTTTACGGAGGAAAAGATTGCGGCTTATTGGGAGAGGATGTAGAAGACTGGGATAGTTGGTGTAGGAGTGTAGGTTTATAGTTTAATAAATATTTATTTAATTGGATATCTCTGCGTTGACTTGTTCGACGTACACTTGCAGTTTCGACGAAGCTATACCCAAGTTCTGAATGACATTCAGCGACGCACCCGTTGCTTGGTTAACTACCTTTAGCTCGCAAAGTAGTTTAGGTATAGTAGTAGTGGGTGAGTTAATGGCGACGTAAAACGAAGTTTGGCTTTGCACGAAACTCCCAACTGCTTCTGAAGTACACATAGTCACCCTACGACCACATGTAGCTTCCGTAATGTCGGCTAATATTGGTTTACCGAACGCATCAATGTTAGGTTTAGTAGGTTGGTCTCCGTAGCTGTTAATGGTAGGTAGGAAAGGACACATCCATTGTGTTTGGTGTTTTCCGTCTGACGAAAGTTTCCCAGGAATTGTAGGTAGGAAGTTCCAAGCACCCAATGAAGCCACTTCACTTGCGG